GTATATTGATTCGTGGTCGCGGATAGCAGTCATCACACGCTTAATTGAAATGGAACCATCTGGAATGAAGTCGCAAAAATCATCAAGAAAGCTCAATCTCCCATTTCCCACCATGCGAACATGCGTGTAACCAACATGCTTATCTGTCGTAATGAATGCAGGCGTTAGCTTCTCAACTCCACCTAAATCGTTGATGATTTTCAAAGACTCCACCAGACGTTTAAGCTCAACCAAATCTACAAAATACTTCTCACGATCTGCTGGGCTGATTTCTACACTTTGACCACATTGGAACTCATAACCCTCGTTCCATTCAGTTGCGTTATCGGGTGCTGAATCTACGATTTCCTTCGCGTATTGCAGTCCTTTATCTCTAATCAATTTAGTTGCTTTCATGGCTGGCTCCTTTCTCATCTAGCTCTTTACGCGCCAACCACCACAAAACCACCGCACCGCAAAGTACTGCTGTTACACACGAAATGAGTAAGCCACAGCTTAAAATCTCGAATTTAGTCATGATCCTGCCCCACCAAAACGCAAGTCATCCCAGTCACACTCAACTACTGTCAAACCATCATGTTGAAACCGAGACCATAAACGGTCCCCTAAGTTTTCCTTCAAACCTTGCGCCTTTTCTGTAGATTCAAGCGTCATGTTTGAAATTAAAACTGTCGGCTTTTTTCCGTCATAACGTGCATATAAAACTTTATGAACGAGCTGCAATCGACTCTCGTGTTGGTCGTGCAAACCGTATTCATCCAATATCAATAAATCACAGTCCGTGAAGCGAAATATTGCATTTGCTTCATTGTCATCGGGCTTTGTCCATGCAGTGGCAATTTCATTTGCCATGTCTTCTGAGGTGACGTAACGAACATAACTCCGCTTGTCTAAAACGTTACGAGCAATAGCACATGCAAGATGGGTTTTGCCTGTTCCTGTACGCCCAACCATAATCAGATTGCGCTTCTTCCCTGAATTAAAATCTTGAACAAATTTATGGCAAGCAGCTTTAGCTTCTTTCTGCGGATCAATACTCACCACATAATTTTTAAATCCGCTTTCCTTGTGGCGCTCAGGGAGTTTTGCTCCGGCAAAATGTTTCTCGCGTACCATAAGGTTGACTTGGTGTGCGTGTTCAATTTGTGATTTCACATACGCTTCATTTGCACATGTTTGGCAAACTGGACGACCAATTAGTAAAACCATTAACTCATTGTGTTTAGGGCAAAACTGATTAGTTTGTACCAGCTCAGTTTTGAATTGTTTGCTCAATGCATTCATAGCATCTCCCCTACATCGATATCATCTGTGGCTGGTGCATACTGTTTTGCATCACCCCAAGCACTGTTTACGTCTCTTGCTGGTGCAGTTTTCATTGGTGAGTTTTGTTTTTTAGGTCTTATCGACTTTGTGAATTCCTGAATTAACCAAGTTGCAAACTTTCGAGTTCGTTGGTTTTCCGTGAGATCAATTTTGTTTTCCCAGTGAGCATTGAAGTTGCCAAGATGAAATTCATAATTTGGCATTTTTAAAACCTGCTCTGCTTGTGTACTCACTTGTGAAGTCCTAAGAACATTCAGCAATAGTTCACGATTTGGTTTCCAAGACTCCTCGGCCGCTGAAAAATTTTCAACCGCGTTTTGTGTGTGAGTATTTTCTTGTTCCTGCTCCTGCTCCTGTTCCTGTTCCTGGCTTCGAAGGGGCTTTGAAGGGGCTTGTAAGGGGCTATCTATTTTGGCGTTTTCGCCACGCTTTTGAGTCATACAAAATGCTTGTGCATATTTATCGAAAAAGCTTGATAAATAAGGGCTTGACGGCAATGAATCATACTCTTTTTGCACGTTCTTACAGCGGTTATCGGCTGGCTTTAATGACTCAGCTACTTGAAAACGTGCCATCTCGTGCACCCAGACTGTCTCCGTGGCTTCGTCATAGCTACAAAACCCCGCTTCACAGGCTCTTTGAAGCCCCTTAGAAGCCCCTTCAAAGCCCAATCCAGTTTCATGAGCAACATATAAAAGGGGCATGTAATACAAGCCAAGCATGTTCGCGTGAGGGCTTGTCATTAAATACATAGCGACAATTAAGCCTTCATGTGTTTGACGAAGCTTTTTGCCCGTAGTTCCCGTCCAGAAATGTGGTGAGACTTTCCCATAGTCACGCATGGTTATTTATCTCCTTTAAAGGGTGTTCGAAGGGGCTTTGAAGAGGCGATAATAGTCATTACTTACCCCTTCCAAGCTTCACTAATCCGCGCATTTCCAACTGACGAATAATTCTTGGAGGAATAAATTCGTTGTTGATTTTGTAGCGAATACGAGACTTTTCTTTCACCTGAATTAGTTTGTGCCCATCCTCCATGAGACGGCGAACTGCTATAGCCTGCCCCCCCATATGGGTTAATTCTTCAAGTTGATAAAATCTTTCCTGAGCCTCAATTGCGGCATTCATAACTGAAAGTGGCATAGCTGCTAATTCTTTAGCCGAATAGATCTTTACTGGTTGTTCCAGTGGAATTACCACCTCAAGCGGTGTGGTAGAAACGGAAATATCCTGTTTTCTTTTTGCTGCATATCTCACTTTTCACCATCCTTTGGCTTAACATAGCCACCAAACGAATCAACCAAACACGCTTTGGTTAAGCTGGTTACAATCTGTTGTGCTAACCACTGCGTTATGCGAAATTGACGAGCCATAGCCTCTGAAAATTCAACTTTGGTTACCGCCGCATTATTTTCGTCATAACCTTTGTTACGTAAATTTTGCTTTTTCACCTCAAATAGGTGCCCAAGCACTCGCAATGCAGGCTCGTAAAAAGATTGGATTTCACTTTGCTGACGAGAATCTTTGATTTGCTGTGTAAAGCTGTTCATGACACCTCCGCTAATGCTTGCTCAGCGCTTGTTAGTCGGCGTTTGGCGTTAAGTTCAGCAACTGTTGCTGTGCGGATTTCTTTTGAAGAAACTAGAATCAAATGATTCTCTGATTTGATGGTCCATAAACTAGTCAAAGTTTTGTTTTTAACTTCAAACAAATCATTTGATTTGAAAGTACGGCACTCTTTAGTAAGCACTACAACGTCACCTATTAAAAAATCTGGTGAGTTGAGTTCGATTGGTTGTTCTGATAAATTGTTTGTGTTCATTTGATCCACCTCAATTGAATGCCTAACCACTCCTGTTACAGCAGGTAGTGGTTTTTTATTTGAATAAAATCCGCATGTATTCAGGTGAAGTGAATGCATGTGCTAAATAAACTCGCGTTGCTTCTGCAATTTCAGGTGAGCAATACACATCACTTTCTGGCACCACCTTCAATCCAATGGCTGTCAACAAAGAGCTAATAAATTCAATCTCTGTCAATCCATTGTTTTTCTTGTCATTTTTCATTCTCGACAAGGTGCTTGCATCTATTCCCACCTTCTCGGCTACTTGTCTTTGGTTGCTAGTATTTAGCGCTTGCAATATGAGCGATTCGTTATTGCTAGCGCTTGCAGGCAATTCATTTGATACTTTGCTCATGGTTAAGGTCCTAAGCGGTTAATGATCCAAGGTTTCTACTTTTTGTCGTCTGGGGACGTAGTTCAATCCAAATATCTTGATAGTTATCAGGGAAAAGCTCTTTTCGTGTTGTTAAACCAAGATCTTCAGCAATAACTGCTAACCTGATTTTTTTATCAAGGGGAATAGCTTTCCATCCACTAACTGATGGCGGAGTAATCCCTAGAAGTCTTGCTACCGCTGTGACACCACCTAGCTTGTCTATAAGTTGTGCGTCATTCATAACGTGCTCCTAATTTTTCTTTAATTATTAGGCATTCCTTATGATAAATCAATAGGAATACCTAATTTTATTTATGTTAGGATTTCCTAACATTGTGAGGATAGTTGTATGAATACTCTTGCTGAACGACTTAGGTATGCTATGGAAGTTTTGCCACCTAAAAAGATTAAAGGTGTTGAGCTTGCTCGTGCAGTAGGAGTCAAACCTCCTTCTGTGAGTGATTGGCTGTCTGGAAAATCCAAAACAATGGAAGGTGAAAATTTATTACGTGCTTCAAAATTTTTGAATGTTAATCCTTCTTGGCTTGCATCTGGCACAGGAGAGATTCAATCAAGCACGAGAGATAAATTTAAACAACTGGATATTGAAGCATTCAAAAAGAAATACAACATTAGTGATAGTGATGAAGCTCTTTTATTTTCAACAATTATCGAAAAACCTTTTACCCCATCATCTAAACGTTGGGTTCCTGTAAAGGCGTACTCCAAGATGGGAATGGATGGTTATTTTACTGACATGGGTTATGAAGGAAATGCTGGTGATGGATATGTTCCAACCCACTCAGCAGGACCAAGAGCCTATGGCATTAAAGGCACTGGCGACTCAATGTTTCCAGCAATTCGTAATGGTTGGTACGTTGTGTGCGACCCTGATGCAGATCTTGTGCCGAATGAGTTTGTTCAGGTGTGCTTGAAGGATGGAAGATGCACAATTAAAGAATTTGTCGGCATCAATGGTGGGGTTTTAAGTTTGCTTTCTGTGAATGGTGGTGAGCGATTTTTCTTTGAAATGGACGAGGTTGAAAGTATTACCGCTATTACAGATATCGTGCCGCCAAGTCAGCATAGACAAGAACATCCTTATTCGCATTAATCACAGGAAGACTTATGGACAATTCAAAACGACCAATCAACCAGATTATTGCTCGCATCAATGATGCTGCGAAACATGGTGAAGCTTTGGTGCTAACAGCCGAAGAAGTGAAGATCCTCTCAAAGGACATTGGTGATAAAGTCTTTATTCCAGTCCTTACAAATGAACAAGTAGTGCAGTTGGTAAAAGAAGGAAAGCTTGGGCAGAAAATTAACAACACCAAAGATTAATAAGTTGTGAACCCGACACAGTACTTTAGAGCGATTCGGGAGGAGGAAATAATGAGTAAAACAGTAGTAAAAGACAAAACAGTACACTACAAAAAAGTAGATTTTCTAAAAGGCGCCAATCTAGGTCAATTACTAAAAGCACAATTGCTGGATAAGGATTCTTTTTACTATAAAGCCATAAATCGTCAACAATTTGTCTCCGCAACAAAAGATGATTTTATTCTAATTAATCATGCTAGTTCACACCAAAGCATGTTCTTTGGCGAGTTGATTATTGTTGAGTCAGGCAAAGCTCAGGCTGTATTAAAGATAGACAGTGATGATGCTACTGAATTTCCCATTAAAACCTATTTAACAGATGATCTGCCAGATGATGAAGATGGCGTTGACGCTACAGAGGTTGTAAGAAAAGAGTTTATTGATAGTGTTCTTTACTTTGGTGTTATTGATAACCATGTCGCAATCATTCAATCAAGATCACTTACCGCTAGAACCTTGGAGTCATATTTGGGCTGGCTTTTGGGTGAAGCAGCCAAAGCATTGCCAGAGAATAGTGCATTAATATTAAAAGATGCTCCAAATCCCACTGTTAAGCAAAAGCTTGAATCAACTCCAGCTAAAACTATTTCAATCTCATCTGGCATTGGGTCAACAGAACTTCAACCTGTTCATACTGTCGAATCAAGCATACCTGCGAAAATTGACTATAAAATTGAAGATAATGTGGTTGATGTGCTTAAGTCAGCTTTTGGAGTTGATTTAGAAAATTTAAAACTAGAGGATGGGCTTGATGACGCAAACCTAAAGTTAAAATTAACACTTACATACAACCGCAAAACCTCAAAAAGTGGGCAAAAAGTTATTGATACTGTAGCTTCATCCATGCGACATAATGATGATTATGTTATTACTCTTGAGGATGGGACCAAGGTTACGGCTGATAATCTAAAAATGAGCGGCAAGATTTCAGTTGAAACAATCAATAATAAAGTTTATAACGACGGCCTAAAAGTTCAATTGTATAATTGGATGACTACCAATATAAATTTTGGTGACTAATATGGCTAAACGCTACTTACCCTTCTACAATAATGCTAGATTTATCGCACTAGTGTTAGTCGGTCTGTTTGCTATATTTTCAATAATTTTTAAATATTTAGAGTTAAATATTACAATAAATCTGGTTCAATTTTCATTTGTACTGCTTCTCCCTTTAAGTCAAATTTATTTGGCTTATAAAGGTATGCTCGATGCATTAAAGCTTGATGGTTTAAATCAGTCAGAACGAGATAGGTTGACTTCAACTGTGGACATAAGAAGTAAGTCATCTTTATATGTGGCTATGCTTTTTATTATTCTTGTTTTTAGTATGTATATA